AGAAGACCACCACCCATTTACGCTATATTCTTTATACTATTAGAGGAGAAAAAAAAAAGGAAAATATATAACACATTTATTAAATTAGTTAGAATAAGCTAAACCACCCATTCCGGATAATATACGTAATACGTTATAGTTAACCGCGTATATATTAATACCATCGTATGTATAATCGGTTGCTGTTGAACCAGGGTTTTCAGCTTCAATCATTAGGGTGGCAGTATCAATACGAGACATATTTAGTGTGCCACTTGGTTGATGTTCTTCGGGTTTTAAGGCAAAAGAATATACGTTGATAGGGTTATTAACAGGTACATTGGTGTGATGTTGATAAGGTTGTACGTGAGTGAAATATAATCCTTCTCTAACGGCGAAACGATCATTGCCATTTAATTGTAAAATAGCACTTTTTAAGGGATTTTTAAATTCAGCAGGGTCAACTTGGTATATATAATTGCTTGTTCTACTTAGTGCGTTTTCTTCAGTAACAGGCGATGAGACAAAATTATAATCATACCATCTGTCTTTTTTGAAAGCTCCTTTGCTTTTAGCAACCCAAATTAATTCTTTACAAGGATGATTAAAGTTTAATTTAATTCTATTAGTACCTTTATTAAGAGTTTCTGAACCAGTAAATTGTAATTGCTCGATTAAATATTCGTGTGATAATTGGGCAAATCTTCTGCGTTCATCAGTATCTAAGAATATGTAGTCAACCCATAAAGATGCGTTAGTTATATTAGCTATATTATCAGCAGTAGTGCCTGATAAAATACAATTGACCTTAGATTCAAATTCTATTTTAACTTTAACTTCGTGATATTGTAGAGCTATTAAAGGTAATGATAGACCTACGTTGCGGCAAAACCAGAATTCTAATGGTATATATAGAGTACTATCTCTGGTTGATAATATATCTTTATCGGCACCTACCATAGTTTCATAAGCATATCTTTTGCCTATAGGTAAAGATAATTCATTCCATATGTATAACCAATCAGAATAATGTTTATCTATTTGTTGACCACCTATTTCAATAACAACAGATTTAATTAAACGAAGACCTAAGAAGTTGACATATGAGTCGCCAGCAGTAGTACCAGTTCTTTTTGGCACGGAAACTTGTAAATACATGCGGTTAATTAAATCGCCATTGCGTGATATTTGACAAGTTACAGTATTTCCATATCCTACATTTCCGTTAAAAGTTTGTTGAATAGCTTCCATAGCGAAGTTAGTATGACGACGATAAACTACTTTGAAAAAGGTAATTTGAGGATTACCGGTTAAATAAACATCCTGGGCACCATAAGCAACTAATTGAAGAAGACCACCACCCATTTACGCTATATTCTTTATACTATTAGAGGAGAAAAAAATATAGATTATATAACACAAACTTAATTTTATTTTATATATAAACCTTAATATTTATAATTCAAATATAATGATGTTTAAAGAGAAGTCATCAAAAAAAAAGGTATCAGCTGATATAAATGAAACATTTACATTAGATGCTATGCATAATAATATCATAAAAGACTTCGAAAAAAGTGATAAGGAAAAATTATATTATAATAATAAACTTAATATATGCGTAGATAAGAAAAATAATATATTAAATATAATAAATAGTACAAATGACAAGGAATTAAATACAAAATTATGGTTTAGTAATATAGAGTTGAGCGAAGAAATATTAGATATTAAATCAAAATTAAACGAATTAAACAAGTTAGATGAAATAGAATATTATAAAAATACGAGTGATATATTATTTCAATATTATGATACAGTAAACAAACAATCAGATATTAATCAACATACGAATTATTTAAAAGATTCTAATAATAAATCAAAAATATATAAAAAAGATAGCAAAAAAAAATGTATAAATGTTAATACAAAAAATATTTTAGAGGCATTAAATAATATAAATGATAAAAAGAATGAGGTAAACGAAGTAGACGAAGTAGACGAAGTAAACGAAGTAGACGATGTAAACGAAGTAAACGATGAAAAATTATATAGTTGTGAAGATAATAAAGACAAAGGTGATATATATTCTAATAATCTTAAAGAAGATAAAGGTGTTGATAATAACACAATACACGATAAAAGTGTTTTAGTAGATAAATATATGGCTATAATTAATAATAAATATATTAGAAATGTTGAAGAAGAAAATATAGAAATTTGCAAAGTATGTAAGAATACTATGACGTGTCTTCAATATGATGCTATAATAGTATGTAATTTTTGCGGGTATCAAGAATTATTATTAGTAGAGCAAAATAGACCCATATTAAAACAAAATACCAAGGACACATCTCATTTTTGTTATAAAAGAATAAATCATTTTAGAGAATGGTGTAATCAAGTTCAAGGGAAAGAAAGTACGGATATACCTGATGAAATATTTGAAAGAATTTTAATAGAAATTAAAAAAGAGAAGATTACAGATTTAAAGAAGATAACTTATTTAAAAATGAGAGATATTTTAAAAAGATTAAGAATAAATAAATATTATGAACATATTAATTATATAATTAATAGAATTAATGGCATCCCAACACCTCAATTTAGTCCCGAATTAGAAGATAAGTTATGTAATATGTTTAGAAGTATTCAAGCTCCATTTTTAAAACATTGTCCGAAAGATAGGAAAAACTTTCTGTCTTATAGTTATGTTTTATATAAATTTTTTCAAATATTAGGATTAAACGAGTATTTGAAATATTTTCCTTTATTGAAAAGTCGAGAAAAATTATACGTTCAAGATCAAATATGGAAAAAAATATGCGTTGAATTGAATTATAAAATTATTCCGTCATTGTAATTATTTAATAAAATGAGTACATAATTTATTTTTTCTTAAAGTTTTAAAAGTTTTTATAAATTTCTAAATATTTTTTAATTATGTACTCATTTTAATAATTCTAATTATATATTATAATAAAATATATATAAGATTAAAAAATATATAATATATATATTAAAAGAGATGGCAGAACTTGTTTCAACAAAAGAGGTAGATTATTTAGATGAAGATAAACCTATTAGAGGACAGAATTTCGTATTGGTTTCCTTTCTTAGTCCCGAAGATGTTATTGTAAATAAGGATGTATATATTTTTAGTAAATTTATTGAAAAATTTAGTAATGATATGAAATCTTTTATTGAATCAATAAAAGAAAAATTTCCAGAACAAAAAGATATGATTAATACTATTGAAGAAAATAATAATTATATTTTTGATTATAAAGAACTAAACGAACAATTCAATTTCTATAAATCTGTTAATAACGAAGAATTAGAAAAAAAATACCATATTGATAATAACTTTATTACCTCTATTAGAGGAATTAAAGTCAGAGGTACATTTGATACTATCGAAGAAGCAAAAAATCGTTGCGAATTTTTGAAGAAAATCGATAACAAATTTAATATATATATTGCTCAAGTAGGTTGTTGGTGTCCGTGGTCACCAAATCCAGAAAGTCTTGAAAATCAAGAATATGCTGAAACTCAACTAAATACACTAATGAAAGAATATAAGAAAAATATGGATAATCGCGATGTTATTTTTGAATCAAGAAAACAATCTTTTGCTTCAAATGCAGCACCAGTCCCTTCATCCGAAGGGTCTGAAGTAGTAGTAGAAGAAGATACTAAGAATAATGTCGAATTATCAAGTATTACAGAAGAATTAGATAAAGTAGATGCATGGAGCCAGCAAAATCTAAACTAATATTAAAATCATTATGGTTATTAGGCGGGTACCATTTTTAATGTTACTGTGCGTGTAGAGGGCACTTCTGGTAGTAGTGGTAGTAGTGGTAGTAGTGGTAGTAGTGGTTGTTGTTGTAGTGGTTGAATTTTCTCTTTTTTATTATTATAATTTATATTTGATATTAAATTTGATATTAAATTTGTTATATTTTTATTAATGGGTGTTTTAAGTCTACCAATAGAATCAATATCACAATTTATTACATAATAAGGAGTCGTCTTATCATTAGAATTAATTATTATAAATGAAATAGTTGGTATAGTTGGTAATGACGCCGATGATACAATTTTATTTAATTCATCATTTATCTCATCTAAAAGCTCCTTAAAGGTAATTTTTTGAATTCCTTGATTATAATAATAAATATCTTTTTTAAGAGATTCAATTGAGCTTTTAATTATATTTTTAAAAGAACACTTGATAGGTGAAATTTTAGCAGCAGTTTTATCATATTCTATGAAAACTATATAAATATTTTCCATATTCTTAATAATATAACATATTATTTAATAATTATATAGCATCGATATAAAGACATGTAATAGTATATTTTATATAAAATAATTCTATTCTACATTATTAAGAATGAAAGCAATAGCAATATTTATACTTTTTATAGGTACTATACTTATAGTTCAGGGATATTATAGTAAAAAATCCAATACATGTGATAAAGAAAAAATAATTATTAAATATATTCCAAGAAGTGTATATGAAGAACAAATGAATCCAGAAGAGAGTCTCGAAAGTTATTATAAAAGTATGTTTGATAATATAATATTAAAATAATTATTTTTATCCTTAATATTATTAAATGGATATATTAAGAAATATAGAAAAAAAACTATTAACAATTTTAAGTGATAAAGATAAATTAGATGTATCTAAAATTAATATTTTAAAAGGAGATATTAGATTATATGTTGATAATATTAACAAAAAAAAACAAATAATATATGATAAGAATAATAAATATATAGAACTATATCATAATAAAAGGTTAGAAAATGACGAACAATATAATAGATATTTAATTGATAAAAAAAATCTAATGGACGAATTAATAAAATATAAAAATAAAGGTGTTCTGAATAATTTTTTAAATAAAAAAATAGATTATCCAGCTATACCCGAAATATATACTTACGAAAACATATCATTAGAACAACGTATAGTTACACCTAAAATATTAAAACAAACTACAGAACCTTCTAAAAAACAAATACCTAAAGTTAAGAATGAAAATATTGATAAAGAATGTCCTGAAGGAAAAGAAATAAATCCTGTTACTAAACGCTGTGTTAAAATATGTGATAAAGATAAAATAAGAAATCCTAAAACAGGAAAATGTGAAAAACCTATAAAACCTATAAAACCTATAAAACCTATAAAACCTGAAAAACCTAAAAAACCTGAAAAACCTGAAAAATCAGAAAAAGAATGTCCGGAAGGAAAAGAAATAAATCCTGTTACAAAACGTTGTGTTAAAATATGTGATAAAGATAAGGTAAGAAATCCTAAAACAGGAAAATGTGAAAAAATTAAAAAATAATAAACTCATTCTCTTTTTTCTGCGATATTATTAGACACGCTGTTAATAAATGTCTTCAAGATTGAATTTAGTTTCTGAAAAAAAAAGCAACATATTATCTAAAATACTAAAGGTCGATCCTAAAAGTCTTAGAGCAGCTACAGGATATAAACCTTTACAATCCAGTAGCTCAGGAATAGATACTAATGTGATTAGAAATATACAAGATACAATAAAAAATCCTCTATTTAGTCTCAAAATAGATGATTATGATTTAATGTGTGGTAATAAGATGATTACTAAAATGATATCTAAAGTTTTAGAATGCGACGAGAAACAGCTTAAAAAGTTCTGCAAGTATATCAATGTATTCAAGAAGAATATCAATTCATCTCCTAAATCTATAAAAAATAAAATGAATAGTAAAATAAGTCTAAATAAATTACCTGAAGAATTGAGAACACAAATAGTAGAGAAGTATAAGAGTTTATTTCCTACTAAATATGTATTAAGAGATTGGATATCCAGTGATTGGAGATTAATATATAAAATAAACTGGAGTACTTTATCACGAAATCCAAACGCAATAGATTTTTTAAAAGCAAATCCTAAAAATATAGATTGGGTTTGGTTATCAAGCAATCCTAATGCTATTGAATTATTAAAAGCTAATCGATCTAAAATAAATTGGGATAATCTATCTATGAATCCTAATCCAGAAGCTATTGAATTATTAAAAGCAAATCTTGGTAAAATAGATTGGTATAATTTATCAAAAAATCCTAATCCGGAAGCTATTGAATTATTAAAAGCAAATCCTAAAAAAATAAAATGGGGGTATTTATCAGAAAATTCAAACTCGAGAATTATTGAACTTTTGAGAGAAAAAATAAAATTAGAAAATAATTTAAGCAGCGACGAATTGGATGACTTACCTAATTATAAAAAAATAGATTGGGGTGTTTTATCAGCAAATCCAATTATGATAGAATTATTAAGAGAAAATCCTGATAGAATAGATTGGCAATTGTTATCAGAAAATTCAAATGCTATAGAATTATTAAGAGAAAATCATGAAAATATAGATTGGTATATGCTATCAAGAAACCCAAACGCCATTGAATTATTAAAAGCAAATCAAGGTAAAATAAATTGGAATAGATTATCTGCTAACCCAAATGCTATAGAATTATTAAAAGCAAATCAAGGTAAAATAAATTGGCAGGCTTTGTCTGCTAACCCAAATGCTATAGAATTATTAAAAACATATCCTAAAAAAATAGATTGGGAATATGCATCAATGAATCCAGCTATATTCGAAGCTAAATAAATTTTATTTTTCTTTTTAGGTGATATTATTATATACAATAAGACATAGTATTAAATATTATAAAAATGTTGCTTATTAAATGCTAAAGCAAAACGTTGTGTTAAAATATGCGATAAAGATAAAATTAGAAATTCTAAAAACGGAAAATATGAAAAAATATTTACATATATTATTTTTATTGCGTAATTATATTAATTTTCTTAATATAATATATTATTAGATTAATGTCAGTTTCAACAACTAAACAACATATGAATAATTCTACTGAACATAATGATATTAACGACCCTTTAGTTCAAGATGTTTTAAGCGAATTTAGAGATGAATTGCACTTATCAAAAAACAAAGATATAAATAGTAATTTACAATCTCAATCGCCGAATAACCAACATATACCTTTGAGTCCAAATATAATGTCATCTATAAACAATAATCAACCTCCGCAATATTTTAATAATGGAATACCTCCTATGTATATGCCTCCGCAACAATCAAATACATATAATAGCCAACCACCATATTCACTTCCACAAAATATGAATAAATATGATTATATGGTTTATATTGATATTGAATTAATAAAAAAGAACTTAATAATAGTTATAATAGTATTTTTAATATATAATAGTGGAATTATTAATAATATTTATGATAAAATACCTGATTATTTACAAGAAAATATTACAACCTTTGATATATATATTAAAAGCACTATAATATTTATAATATTATATATTATATCTTATTTGGGTTATTTATAATCATTTATAATGTATTTATAATCTATTTATAATTATAAATAAAATTAATAATTATATGAATATTTAATATCTTGTACAGGTTGTTTTGCTTCTTTTATGGAACCAAAATATTTATAGACATATAAGCAAATTATACAAAAGGTTATAACCATAGAAATTATTGTAGATCCTATAATAATTCCATAACTATCACCATCGTATATTTGTTTATTTATAACAACAAACGCAATTATCATGGAATTATATAGAAGTATTATGAAAGAATATACAGCAATAAATAAATATTGGCTTGTATAATATCCCCATGCTAAAAGTATAATCATTAGTATACTTAAAAAACTATAGCCAATTACAATAAATACGTTTTTAACTATACTATCATTTTCTTCTTGTGTTACAAAACGTTCATTCATTTTTATATATTATTATTATCTAATAATAATTAAGATAATTTATTATTAACATTTTTATAAAATTCTTTAACATACGTATTAGTTTTAAAAGAGTTTTTATCGACGTCTATAATTTTTATTAAGTTCAATCTTTTAGCTCTTGATAACGCTGTATAAGATTGACCACATGTAAATATATTAGAACCCAAATCAAGTTCTAACGCATCGATAGTCATTCCTTGAGATTTATGAATAGATAACGCATAACATATTCTAACAGGCATATGGTTAATATAAGAAGATTTATTTTTATTATATGTATCGGTAAAGTAATTAATTTTGTGCATATTACCATTAATATCGCTTATAATTACATAATCATCTTCTAAATGTTTAATTATTCCCCGCGTTCCATTAACTAATGAATTTTCAACACTTATATTTCTAATAATTATTACTTGAGCATTCAAAGTAAGCTCGATAATATACTTATCTTTTTCTTTTTCCATATCAATACTTGATGTAGCAAAATACATCTTAGAAATATTACCTAATAATTTTAGTTTTTCTATTTCAATATTATTAATTTTATCTACATCAACATTTATTGGATATAATTTGGTAGGAATTATATCATTTTCAAATTTTGTATTTTTTAAGCTATTTAAAACACTTATAATATTATCAGTGCATTTTCCTTTTCTTACTATTCTTAATATGTTTTGAAATAATAAATCTTCACTCTGTCTTATTAATTTTTCTAATAAAATAATTCGAATATTCATTTTATTCCAAATTTCTGAGAGAAAACAATAATGTCCTTTAACAGGAGCTAATTGACAGAAATCTCCTATTAAAATTAATTGAATATTTCCAAAATAAATATCAGATGATTTTATTAAACATAATAAATCAGATATTTTTTCAAATAAATCCTTATCGAGCATCGAAATTTCATCTATAATTAAAGTATCTAATTTCAATATATTTTCGTATTTTTTCTTACTTTTTATAATATTATTAAAAATTTCTTTAATACTCCCCTTACCAAGACCAAGACCTAAAAATGAATGTAATGTTTGTCCTCCAATTAAAACAGCAGCAGTTCCTGTCATAGCAGTTAAAGCATAATTTTTATTATTATTTCTCAAATATTCCATAATATATTTAATAGTAAATGACTTTCCTGTTCCTGCTGAACCTGTAAGAAATATACTATACCCGTCCTTTATGCTATCTACAGCATATTTTTGCTCATTATTTAAAAGCTCCATTATAAAAATAAAATATAATTCTAATCATTTTTTTAATATTATATATTATATATCAATCTATAAAATAATATATTCTTATAATAGAAAAGAGATATGAACCCTCTTCTTATTATTGAGCATCCTGTAAATTTGTATAGTTCTTACCCTCCCAGGCCCAACGCCCCCCACCCCAACGACACCAACCCATATGCCTATTCTCCCGCCAATTCCCATTCCCCCGCCAATTCCCATTCCCCCACCAATTCCCCTCGCAATTCGCCGTGGAATGATAAACAGCTTTCTTCTCCTCGCCTCCAACCACGCCGCAAAGATCGTCCTAATAGTAAAGGAAGCTTACAACCAAGCATAATTCCAAATACAAAACTTCCTGTACTAAAAGGAGGAAAATATAGTAAAAACGTATATAAAAAAGTAGGAAAAAAAGAAGTTTTAGGAAAAGATAGAGTTATATATAAAATGAAAGGGTCTAATAAAGAATATTTAAAAACTAAAGGAATGTATATACCTGTTTCAGAATATAAAAAATTAAAAAAATAAAATAAATATTACTAAAAAGATAATGTAAATATAATAAGTAATTATTATTATAATGTTTCGAATATTTTTTTGACTCCTTTATTTTTTTTGTTATAATTTGATATAAATATATTATTCTTATTTTGAATTCTTTTAACAACCATATTATGATATAGTTCGTCGTGCTTTGGAGGAAAGTTATAATACCATTTTTTTAATATTTCGATATCAATAATTTTTTTAGGATTACATTTATATTCCCTGTACATGTATAATATTGCTCTTGAAATAAATCCTTTTGAATCATTATTTGGAATAAATATTTTATCTTTATGATTAACATAATTATCATATTCTAATTCTATCCAATGTTTATCATACTTATTATATTCGTCATGAAATTTATAATTAGATCTATTTACATTTAAAGTATTTAGTGTTCTAATAATATTATGCATATCATTTGATTGTTTAATATTTAATAAACTCTGTGGATAAATATGTTCAGCAGAGAAAAATGTATTCTTAATATCTTCTTTAGCAAAATTTTTATTTATGTAAATAAAAGGCATTTTGCTATCGTTTAATATAGTATTCTTAATAATATTACATTGTGTTCTAAGAGCCATATTATAGTAACCAGAAACAGCACTTAAATTGAATAGTATTAATATAAGTATATATCGCATACACTTAATATATTATATACAAAATAATAATTACTCTATCATTTTTTTAGCAATATTGTTGTAAAGAATATTAAAAAATGAAAACATATTATTATGGATATCATAATTTATATCAGGTTTAAACACATTTAATAAATTTTTTGATTCAAAATCTCCATGTATCCAGTAATGTATCATTACAGGATCTGATGGATATTTACCATTTTTTACAGAATTCCAATCTCCCGCACAAGTAATTAAGTTTTCTAATTTTAAATCATTAATAGGATATATCAATTCTCTATCATATATAATATTAATATCTTCTTGTAAAATATTTTCTTCAGTATTATTACTATTATTACTATATATATATCTATTATATGTATTGTATATATATCCGCCACCAAAAGCATCAAATATATCAAAAATGTTATATCCGCGTTCGTCAATTATTTTTGGTATAGTAAATAATAATTTATGTAAAAATCTATTATTTTTATTAGATGCAAAAAATGCATTACATATGTATGTATCCGTTTTATATAACATTTTAGTTTGTTCTGATGGTTCTAAACTAATATTAAATCTATCTTTTGAAAAATCTATTATGTTATCTATATCTTTTAAAAGCAATATATCCAAATCAATATATATTCCTCCATAATGATATACTATCATTAATCTTGCAATATCTCCTCTTTGTACTCCTGTCCTTGCCGAATTATATATTTTATAAAAATTAGGATAATTTTCATTTATTAATTTTAAAATCATTTCATCTGTCCACAAAATAAATTCATATCCTTTATCTTTCAATAATTTAATATTCTCATCTCTGATATATTTCAATATTTGAGGCAAAGGATCGTCGTTCCATGTCTGGTGAATAATTTTAGGTATCATATCTATTTATAATAATAAATATCTTTATATTCTTTATATATCGATTATATGCATAAAAATAAATTAAATAATTACTTTTCCTAAGTAATTGCCATTAATGTTTTATCAACTACGTAATCAATTATAAATATAATATTTATTAATTTAACATTACAAAAGTTAAATGAAGGAACATATATAGATGTAATATTGAAATTACCAAATATATTAAGAGCCCACATAAATTTAAAAATTATAGTATACATGTACATATCTTTTGTATTATCATATTCGCGATAATGTATTAATGTATCTCTATAATAGTAAACAGGTAATATATGAAATATGAAATTACATATCATATATTCACATCGTAATAAGAAAGAACTCGAAAATTTTTTATTTTTAATTAATTTATTTAAAACAAAGGGTTCTCCATCAATAGTTTCAAATAATACCCTTGGGTCATATATAAGAAATGTATGAAACAAAATCATAATATTTAAAGAATTATTAGCAATAAATTTTGTTATTAATAAATTATTAATATTAAAAACATTGATTAAAATATAATTTACAAATATTATATATATATTCCAATTTGTATATTGATTAATTTTTCTTTTAATAACATTTATTTTTATTAAATCATTGTATTTACAACTTATCATCATTGATATAAATGTCATATATAGAAAAATTTCAAAAGCCGTATTATTTTTATTATATAAGATTAGACTATTCATATTTGTAATATAATAATATTAATTTATATTATCTTATATGTATTATTTATTCAATAGGAGAAGAAGTTATAGTCATTCCACAATATTCGACATTTTTAATTTTAAATTCTTGTTTAATATATAAACCTATATTCATAGCTTCTTCTAAAATCCATCTAAAATTATCCCAGAACTCTTCTGTATGCCCTATACTTTCTGTTGCCAAATGAGCAAATTCGTGCAATACAACGAAAAATAATGTATTAATATCTACTAATTTATCATTATTACGCAAGCATAAAATTATTTGTTCTCCTTTATTTATAGAATAACTTGTATAACCAGGTGTAGAAACTCCTTCTTTTAATCTATCAGGACGAAAATTTTTTATTAATAATTTTACACGCTTATCTTCTTTACCATATGATTTTTCTAAATGTTCCATTAATATTACAAGTTTTTCTCTAATCTTAGCAATTAAATTTGCGGCTTCAAGAGAATCATCTTTAATTTGAACTATATAGTCGTTATTATCTATATTACTTTTTACAGATATTAATCCATAATTAGCATAATAATTATAAATATAATAAGCACCTATTATACTTACTATAATTATAATTATTCCTTCAATATTAATTTCCATACTTATTTATAATATTTATAATAAATTAAAAATTGATATACTATTTAAATATATAAGTAATATAATAATTATAATGGAATTTCCAAGAAGAAACTATGAACCGCTCACTAAAAAACCTATAGAATTTCAGATAACAGATATATATGTTCCTGAAGCAGATAGAATTAAAGATAAAGATTTTGACGAATTATATTCAATGATCTTATTTGGTGTTTGCGATAATGGTGCTACTATTTCTACAAACGTTACTTGCTTCAAACCCTTCTTTTATATTAAACCACCTGAAAGTTGGGAAAATTACAATGAAAACGTATTTGAAGCAAAAGTTTCAGAATTGAAAAATTCATTATTGAACAATAAATACACATCATCGTATCAAGGTAACAAATATGAACGAAAAATTATACCTAATAATATGATTTCGCATTTCTCAAATATTTCAATAGTTAAAAAGAAAGATTTTTGGGGATTTACAAATAATAAGCTATTTAGATTTATTAAGATATGTGTAAAATCACTTAAATTATATAATAATTTAAAGTACTATTTTAAAACATTGGAAAAAGATGGTTTTAAGGCATATGAAAGTAATATTGATCCATTTCTTAAATATATTCATATTCAAAATATTAAACCATGCGGGTGGGTTAAAATTGAAAAATATGAAATTATAGATGACACGAGTAGATGTGATTATAATATTAGCGTAGATGGTAAAAATATTATTCCATTTGAAAGTAATAAAATTGCCCCTATTCTTATTACTTCTTTTGATATTGAATGTACAAGTAGCCATGGTGATTTTCCAGTAGCAAAAAAGAATTATAGTAAGGTAGCTCAGGATCTTGCTCTCGTAGCTAAAGCCGGACACGAATATAATGAGGATAGTATTGTAAATTGGATAAAATCTATATATACCGAAGATGTTATTATAGATGAAAGAACTAATTTAAAAATAAATCGTGTATATGCTAAAAAGAAAATAACGGCAAATTATATTGATAGTATTTCGTCAACACTTAAAGATAATCTTAAAAATATTATAGATATTTTAGATAAAATT